GCCTGCCGAACGGGCCAAGCATTCCAACTCTGTACCTCTGTTCGCTCTGGCCTGTGCTCTCAGGCCTCGGCAAGGCCCCCTCTGCGCCTTGTTCGTGCTGTGCCCTGGTATTCGACGGCGCCGTCGGTCTTTTTGCGGTGTGGGCCGATTCAGGCCCGTGCACGTTTTTTCTGGTGTCGTCCGCTCCACCGGGGTGCAAGTCCTGCACCTCATCAATCTTGGAAAGGGCTCAGAACCGATGTGGCCCCTTTCCAAGATGCGCTCACCGTCGAGCGCCTTCACTGCCCTACTTCGTGCGCAATAGCCGGGCCTCTCGCATCACCTTCAGCTTCACGTCGGCGAAGGCGCTGGCCTGTATCTGCAGGACCGTGCGCTTGCGGCTGAAGCTGAACGACTGGCCGGCGATCGCGTGTTCCATCTGCTCCATCACGTAGTCGTTCCAGTCGGTACCAGTGCACTGCGGGTACGCCACGCCCACCCCCAGCACCTCGGCGGCGGCGCGCGCGGCGTCCAGGCCGGGATTGCGGCCGATACGCGCGGCGGTCTCCCAGTCGTTGTCGGCGCACACGACGCCCATGCCGAATCGAGTCATGCGTTCGGCGACGACGGGCAGATTGCCGGCGTTGAAACCGACGATCACGCGGCAGGTGGGGATGGCTTGGAATATGGTCAGGCCGGTGGCGAAGCCCTCGACGAGAACCGTGAGGGCTGCGCCGGCGCGCTCGATGGCGTAGTAGGCGCATTTGGTGGTGGCGCCGGCGTGAAATTTCTTCTCGCCTTCGGTCGATATGCGCTGCAGGCTTAGCACCTTGCCGTTGTATAGCATCGGGATCACGAGCCAGCCTTTGACGTCGACTCGCAGGCCCACGCAGCCGGCGACGCCCAGGCCTTTGCTAACCAGATATGGATGACTGCCTCGCAACGGTGTGCAGCGGTCGTAGTAGGCGCGTGCGGCAAGCGTTGCCTCGCGCAGTGCAGCGCGGCGCTCGGCCTGGCGGCGCTCGATCTCAGTGCGGCTGATCGGAGCGGCCACGGCCTCCGTGTCGCCCGCGCGCCAAGTAAGCGGCTCGTGGTGCACGGCGAAATCTCGGCACCAGCCAATGAGGCCGTCGTCCGCCAGCTTGATTGCCCCGTTCGGCTTGCGCGGGTGGCTCACCGTCTTGCAGCGGATCCAGCGGCCGGGCGTGAATGTGTCCGGTACGATGATGCCGTTCGCTTGTACGAATTGAAGGAAGTCGCTCATGCCCGCTTCGCCTTCTTAGCGAACGCGATCTCGCGCGACTTCACCCAGCGCAGCACTTCGTCAGTCGGCTGCATGGTCACGACGTCCTTGAACTCCGGCCAGTTGCCGAACTTTTCTTTGTACTTGTGCGAGACCCAGCCAGGCTTGCGCCCCTTGTCGATGGCGATCTGGTTCAACTGGGCGTAGAACTCGCGCAAGTCCTGGCGCGTCGGGCCGGTTGGTTCGGCGCTGCTGGCGACCTCGTGCAATGTGCCGGGCGCGTGTTTGAGCGACTGCTTGCGCTTGTACACATGGCCGCACGATGGGCAGGCTGGCAGCGGATCGTGCACGTGGGCGCAGTTTGGGCAGGTCATAGCCTTCTTCTCGCCCTCCTCGACTGCTTTGCGCTCCTTTTTCGCACCGTCGTCCAGCTCGGTAACGCCGTTCGCCAGGAAGTGATGCATCGGCCCCCAGAAGCGAACGCAGTTGCCGCTGTGGTCCAGCACGATGCACTCGGTCTTTTCGGGGTGGATGCGCAGGCCGCGCCCGAGAATCTGGATGTGCTCTGCCAGGCTGGACTTGAGCGGGCGCGCCATGATGATGACCTCGACGTCGGACACGTCGAAACCCTTGCTCAAGGCGCTCACGCTGATCAATCCGCGCACGCTGCTGTCCGGTTTACGGAATTCCTCGACCAGCGCGGTGCGTGCCGTATCTTCGGTACGGTAGGTGTACAGCTCGCTTACCACGCCGGCTGTTGCGAACTGACGCTGCATCTCTTCGCAGTGCTCGACGTTGCAGCCGAAGGCGATGAACTTCTTGCCCGCGCCGTAGCGCAGGTATTCCGTCACACAATCGCCAATGATCGGCATCGAGCGCTCAGCAGCGTCCTTATCCGTCCACTCACCAGCCACCGCCTTGGCACCGGTCATATCGGGCGCACTGGCGGCATACACGCGGAACGGGACCAGGTATGGGTTGTCGCGCGTTCCGTCTTCGAGCACCGGGCCTTCGATCAGCTCGTTCGTGGTGATTGTCGTGACGATGCCGTCATACAGCTTCCCCAGGCCGCGCGTCATGGGCGTGGCAGTCAGGCCGATGACGATCGTGTCGCGGCCGGCCAGGCGCTCGGCGACGGTGGCCTGTATCGCGTGGCACTCGTCAACGATGATGAGGTCCGCGTCGGGCCAGCCGCGCTTAGCGATTGTCTGCGCGCTGGCCACCTGGATGCGCTCCCAAGGTTTGCAGCGTGGGTTGTTGCCCTGGATGATTCCGTGCGGGATTCCGTAACGGTCAAACGTCTCGCTGGTTTGGTCGATGAGCGCGATGCGATCGGCGACGAACACGGCGCGCTTGCCGCCCTTGCCGTGGCACTCGGCCATCAGGTAAGCGGCGATCACGGTCTTTCCCCCGCCGGTAGGCACGGACAGGATCATGTTGCGCACGCCTTGACGGATCAGCTTGCGCAGGCCTTCGATGCTGTCCATCTGGTAGTTGCGGAGTTTGAGCGTCTGCTTCATGCCGCCCTCCTTCCTGCGGCTTTGACCCATGCCATCAGGTCGCCGCCTTTTGGCAGGCCGGCCGCCTTGCGCAGGTCATCCAAGAATTTCCGCTGGCCGCCGATCGTTTCGTCTCGTTCGGCGATGTCGTTAAAGCGTGACGTGGCGAGGCTGTCGAACTGGGCGCATTTCAAAGCCAGCGTGTCGACCTGGGCGGCGAGATCGTTCTTGGCCAACAGGTTCTCGAGCTCTTTTACACGTGCGGCAGCTTTGTCATGCTCACGCTGCAGCGCATGGAAGTCACCGAGCAGCCGATCGAAGGGATCAACTTCGTCATGCGCATCATTGTCGACGCCGACTTCGGTCTCTGGCTCTGGCTCTGGCTCTGGTGCTGGCTCTGGTGCTGGTGCTGCGCCTGCGCTCGCCTGCTGCTCAAGTACTTGCCGAACGAGGTTCGACGGCGCCGGAGCAGCGCCGGGCGCGGTATTTGGTAAAACTGCGGGAGCGGTTGGGGCGGCGGGTGCTGCTGGTGCCGGCGCCGATGGCTTGCCGATCTGCGCCGTGTTCATCTCATAGGTCTTGCCGTTGCGCTCGACTGTTCGAACGGCATCATGTTTTTCTACAAGATGGAGCTCTTCCAGCATGGAGCGAACGAGGGTGCGGCTCACCCTGCAGGCGTCCGCGAGCCAAGTCTCTGGCTTTGCTTGCCATTCGGCGTCCGTCAAAACCATAGCGACGGCCTGGCGCTTGTCCGCGTTCGTTCTGCGCAGGCCATGCGTACCGTTTGCGCCCGCAGCGAACAGCTTAGCGTCACGCAGTGTGCCGATGCGCAAGTCGCAGCTGATTTCGGCCAAGCCGGCAGCCCGGTGCGCGTGGTATCGGTGGAAGCCGTCCGCAAGCCAGTTACCACCAGCAGCGCCGTCGCTGAAGACAATAACAGGAGGGAACTCGGCACCATGGCCCAGCGCCTCTGCGTACTCGGCGACGGTGGCTTGGTTGAGCTCGGCGCGCGACTGGGTACCGCCAGTTGCGTTGATTCCGTCGAGAGGAAGTTTGCAAATATTGCTCATGGCGGCATTCAGAATGGGCAGTTGGGATCGGAGGCGACGAAGTTCACATCGACCTCGAAACAACCGTCCTCAACGAGCTGGCCACTCACGATTTGCCGTGCGAGCTTCCGGATTTCGGAGTGCGGAATTACGTAATCCGTGCTGCCGTCCCACCCATCCGCCACGATGAATGGCATTGAGTCGTCTCGCAGGGCCGATTCGATAACGGCGCTGAGGTAGTACTGGTCGCGGCGGCTCTCACCGAAGGCAATCACATGCTTTGTCGTGTCAACCTTGGATTTGAGAATGGATGCCGACATGAGGCGGCCGGTTGAGTCCGTGACGTCGCCCAGCTTGATGAAGATCGGGTCCATGCTCATGCTCCCCGCAGGTTGAAGCGCTTAAACGCGCGGATAACCGCCTCGTCGCTGATCAGCTCGCAGCTGTGCAGTGCCATGACGATGCGTTTCAGGATGGATTTCATGCTGGTCTCCAAAATTTGGGCGTAAAGAGTCCCTGCGCCGAGCGGGTGAGCGGTCGGCGTCGAATACGTTAAAGGGAAAAATTAGCTAGGCGCGGGAACGGTTTGAAAATCGAAAACTTCTGGCCGCACAGCCTTGAGATACATCAACCGATAGTTCGGGATACCGTGGCGCCTCCACTGAGAGACGGACGGGTCTTTCACTTCGCATAGGCGGGCAACTTCCGAAGTGCCGCCCAAGGCGTCGATGATCTGATCAGCTGTCAAAATCTTGTCCATGCCTAATGTTAGGCGCACTTAAGAATTAAGGCAAGCTAAATCTTACGCGTTTTTTGTTGACATTTTGTTGGCCAATGTTAAGCTAGCCTAATGACCTGGAACGAGCGGCTAAGGCAGGCCCGAACTGCTAATCACATAACGAAGTCCGAGATGGCGCGCAAGCTGGGAGTGTCTGCGCCCACCGTCACCCAATGGGAGTCGGGCGCAATTGCGTCTTTGTCAGGAAAGAATATGACTAACATATGCCAGCTGCTTGGAGTGAGCGCTGAGTGGCTTTTGCATGGGACGACTTCCCGCGATACCTTGCTTGAGCCGCTTTCCCGAGAAGAGGGTCAGACTCAATATCGCCAGGAAGATGATCCCGATTTTGTGTCTATTCGAATGGTAAAGCTCCGGCTCTCTGCAGGTATTTCAGGCTTTCAAACCGAGCCCGAGTATGAGCCACATTCGATGCTTAAAATTAACCGGGCATGGGTGGAGCGAAACGGATATTCGATTGACCATCTGATCGCCATTAGGATCAGGGGAGAGAGCATGGAACCATCGCTCTACGACGGCGATGTCGCAGTGGTAAATACCGCTGAGACAATGCCTGCTGACGCTGCTGTCTTCGCGATTAATTATGAGGGTGAGGCGGTAGTGAAGAGAATGATGCGCGATGCAGGAGATTGGTGGCTTACGTCCGACAATCCAGACCACCGGAG